AAAGACTGGCCGAAGAACGAGGGGAATATCCAGACGGTGTCGGTTCAGGTCGAAGGAACTCACATCTTCTTGCGATTGCCCCCAATGCATCCAGTGGGGTTATCCTGTCAACGTCTCCGTCTATTGAACCCGCCAAAGCAGTTGCGTACACCCACAGAACGAGAGCTGGTAGTTTCCTTGTAAAGAACGCGTACTTCGAAGAACTGCTCAAGGAGAAAGGTGAAAACAACGAGTCGGTGTGGACATCGATCATTACCAACAAAGGATCGGTGCAACACCTACCATTCTTGACTGAAGGTGAAAAGGCAGTGTTTAAGACTGCACAAGAGTTAGATCAGAATTGGGTAGTACAACACGCCGCAGATCGACAACCCTACATATGTCAAGGTCAATCGGTGAACCTATTCTTCCCTGCCGGTGCAGAAAAGTCTTATGTGAACAAGGTGCACATCAAGGCATGGAAAGAGGGTCTCAAGGGGTTGTACTACCTACGCACAGAGGCAAAGTCTCGTGCAGAAAATGTATCAGAAAAAGTAGAACGAGTTGCACTACAGGACGACAACCGGTCTATAGTTTATTCTAAAAAGAATTGTCCCTTCTGTGCAATGGCAATGGAGGAACTTAAACTTCGTGGTATACTTTTTGACAAGGTTGATCTCGAAGAAATTGGAAAAACTGCTTCAGAGGTGACGGGCAGAAAGGTAAATACTGTACCACAAATTTACATTGAAGGTGAATACGTGGGTGGATATGACGATCTCATGAAGAAGTTAGACATGACAAACGCTAACCAATCGGAGGAATGTCGCGCTTGTGAGGGGTGATATATGGGCAAAAAAAGGATTGGTGACTGGTTTCTTCTGAGTAAAGAAAAATCCGGATCGTTTATTGAGTTTGCGAGAGGTAATAGACCATCTTATGATAATAACTATTGTCAGAAACTACAAAGGTTTCTAGATGGTCACAAAAAAGAAAGAGGTGGACAACGAAGAACTGCAATTGATGTTGGTGCATCATATGGTTTTGTTTCAAAACATCTTAGTGAACAGTTTGATGAAGTAAAGTCATTTGAAGTTGTAGATGATATACGTTATTGTTTAGAACTAAACGTAGAAAACAATGACATGAACAATGTTGAAGTGTTCCCTTGTGGTTTAAGTGACTATAATGGTGACATGACAATTTATGTGTCGGAACGTTGGACTGGACACGCGTCTAAATACATGAACCGCGATATCCATAGACGAAGAGATGCACGTAAATGTGACGTTAGAACACTGGACAGTTTTGATTTTCAGAACGTCGATTTAATCAAGATCGATACTGAAGGTAGTGAACTCAACGTAGTTCGAGGTGGACTGAAAACAATTTCTTTGTGGCGACCAGCAATTGTCACTGAAGTGTCTATCAAAAACCCACAAGCAGTCAAAGACGCATATCAACTTATCATGTTGATGGACTCTTTGAATTACAAATATCACCGTACCATTGGTGGTGATTTTATTTTTATACCGGACGATTAAAATGGCATATTCAGAAAAAGTGTTAGACCATTACGAGAACCCTCGCAACGTGGGTAAGATGGATAGAGAATCAGATGACGTGGGTACAGGTATGGTGGGAGCGCCTGCGTGTGGTGACGTTATGCAGTTGCAAATCAGAGTTGAAGATGATATAATACAAGATGCTAAATTCAAAACATATGGGTGTGGAAGTGCGATTGCGTCTTCCTCACTCTTAACAGAATGGGTAAAGGGTAAGAGTCTTGACGATGCGGCAAGTATTAAAAATACAGAGATCGCAAAAGAACTCTCTTTACCACCAGTGAAGATACACTGTAGTGTCCTTGCAGAAGACGCAATAAAAGCTGCTGTTCAAAACTATCGAGACAAAAAGGAATCCTAATGCCACTACTAGACTTTAGTACAACGTACAAACCATTTCAGTATCCTTGGGCGGTAGAACTGTCTAAGAAACATGAAGAGGTTCACTGGATCGAAGACGAAGCGGAGTTGAGTGAAGATGTCCAAGACTGGAAAACCAAACTCACCGGAGACGAAAAAGAGTTCATCACCCAAGTACTGCGACTGTTCACACAGTCTGACGTTCAAGTTGGGGAGAACTACCACGAGTTACTTATCCCTAAATTCAAAAACAATGAGGTGCGAAATATGCTCTCTTCCTTTGCGGGTCGAGAAGCCGTCCACCAACGTGCGTATGCCCTTCTCAATGACACGCTTGGTCTTCCGGACGAAGAGTATCATAAGTTTCTCGAATATAAAGAGATGGCGGACAAAGTAGACTTCATGAAAGAAGGTGACACGTCGTCACACGGCGGTCTTGCACTTGCACTCGCACAGTCAGTATTTAACGAGGGTATGTCTCTGTTCTCTTCATTCGTGATGTTGTTGAACTTCCAGAGATTCGGTAAGATGAAGGGTATGGGCACAATCGTTGAGTGGTCTATCCGTGACGAAACTCTACACGTGCAGGGTAACGCAAAGTTGTTCCGTACATTCTGTGAAGAACATCCTCGTATTGTGAACGATGAACTTAAAAGTAAGATATATACTATGGCAAAAAACGCAGTAGATCTCGAAGATAAGTTTATCAATCTTGCTTTTAAGGGGAATGATGTTGAGGGTCTCACTAAGGAAGAGGTACGTCGGTATATACGTCATATTGCTGATCGTCGTCTTCTTCAACTTGGGCTACGAACAAAATTCAGACAGAAAGACAATCCACTACCATGGCTGGATTGGGTGCTCAACGGTGCATCACACGATAACTTCTTCGAGAAGAGGGTAACAGAATACTCCGTGGTCGGCATGGAAGGCGAATGGGGTTGGGATGAGGTAGCATGAAATGGAGTATGAATACACACTGGAGTGTAGTGTATGTGATAGTACAGTAACACTTATCGTTGAAAACAACGAAGAAAAACCCACACATTGCCCGATGTGTGGTTCCGTATCCACAAATGAATGGGAAGACTAATGTGGATGTGGTGTGGACAACCATTTGACCCCACTGAAGAGTATCTCGAACAATTCGTGGGGTTCGTTTACCTGATTACAGAACTTGATACAGGAAAGATGTATGTCGGAAAGAAAAACTTCTGGTCCACAAGAAAACTCCCACCTCTCAAGGGACAAAAACGTAAGCGTACTGTTAGGAGACAATCCGACTGGCGTGACTACTTTGGGTCAAATGAGACTCTCAAAACACTTGTCGAAGAAAAAGGCGGTGACAAGTACGAAAGAAAAATCTTAAAACTTTGCAAATCGAAGGGTGAATTATCCTACGAAGAGTTATTAGAACAGGTTCGTCGTGACGTTTTACGCGACGATAAATATTACAACGGTATCATACAGGTAAGAATTTCATCGAGACATCTAAGGTCTGAATAATGGGCAATATTGCCGCGGCGCATTGGGGACACGATGCGTCCATGACGTTTTACAACTCAGACACAAACACTTTCCACGTGATTGAGATGGAGAAACTTACGGGCATAAAACACTATCGTGGACACGGTCGACTAGATGAAGTCGAAGACATTCTCAAAGAATGTTTGAAAATATCGAGAGACGAATTTGGAATAAAAAACGAATACGATTTTTTTATCCTTGGATCATCTGTTAATCCACACGCCCCCGACTATCATGAAGGTCAAATCCTTCACCGACCCTTAGTCGAAAAAATCTTCAATGTGCGTAAGGGTGGTTTTCTTATAAACTTCCGACACCATAATGGTCATGCGTATGGTGCCTATTCACAATCCCCTTGGTTTGGTGATCAAGCCACAATCTTTACCTTTGATGCAGGTGGTGACGACGGTCACACTTTCCTATGGGACGCAGAGGGACACGATGTAAGATCGGTACAAAAAGTAGGATGGGATCACACTGTTCATAAGTGGGAAAGTTTTTTTGGTAGAAACTACAACATCGCAATAGGTCATGGTTGCGTCAATATTGTAAACAATACCTCTAGTGTTCTAGACCTGTCCGGTAAAGCGATGGGTGCAGCAGCATATGGTAGCGACAATACCAAATTTCACACGTTAGGTCAGAGACTATTCAAGATTGATTGGAGTACTATTAAAAGTAGAAATCCGGCATTCGATTTTTGGGCAGACGAATACAGAAAAGATAGTTTTGACATGTGGGAAGAAGGACAGGGTCGAGGACAGTATGAATCGGGTAAGGAGTGGTTAACAGATATATTCTTCGACACCCCAGAAGATAACAACATATATCAAATAATGCCTCGCGAAAAATTTCCTACGTGGCGCGAAGAGTGTGACATCGCACGTGGTATACAGGATGAGTTTGAAAACAAGGTTTTGACTTTCTTGCAAAAACACGAAGAGGTTTTGTATAGAAATAAAAATAGATTAGTGATAAGTGGTGGGTGCGGACTGAACGTATTACTCAATCGAAGAATTCAAGAAGAGTTTGGTTTAGACGTATTTGTTCCACCAGATGTTACCGATGTAGGATTACCATTGGGTTTTATTGTGCGGTGGATGACTAAACGTAAATGGGATCAGGACAGGGTGACCATATCCTACGCGGGACCAAAACTACGTGATCTCGATTGTTTAGACTATTACAAAGACAATTATCATCACGAAGAGATCACGGTCGAAGACCTGTCGAACCGATTGAAGAACGATGAGATCGTAGGTCTAGTTCAGGGTGGTATAGAAGTTGGACCACGTGCGTTAGGAAACAGATCTATTCTGTGTGACCCAAAGGGATGGGACAAAAAAGAAAAGGTCAATGTGATCAAACGTAGAGAATGGTATCGTCCATTTGCACCTGTCTGTCGCAAAGAAGATGCGGAGTGGTACTTCAGCGCGGTCAACTATAACAATCTATCCTTCATGAATTTTGCGGTTGACGTTCGTCCACAACACGCAGAAGCGCTCGCAGCAATCACACATGTAGATGGTAGTGCAAGATTACAGACAGTGACCAGAGATCAGAACGAACTTTTGTATGACATATTGTCTGAGTTTGATGGTGTATTATTGAACACTTCATTTAATGTTCGAGGTAAACCAATACTAAATACTTTGAAAGAAGCATTCGAGGTTTTGAATGAAACTGAACTGGATGCTGTTGTTGTATATCACAATGAAAAATTGTGGTACTTCAACACTAAAAAAATATAAATAACTCTATACGTTTATTGAGGATCGAGTGTGTTACGTTTTCAACAATATCTAGAAGAGGGAGTCAATGACCCCGCAATCTTTAAAGCAGTGTTTCTTGCGGGTGGTCCCGGCAGTGGTAAGTCATTCATTGTGGGTAAGACTGGTCTGACATCAATGGGATACAAAGTCGTAAACTCTGACGATGCATTCGAAGCGGCAATGAAGAAAGCAGAGATGGAAATGACCCCAGACAACATCTTTTCTCCAAAGGGTCAAGAACTAAGGGGTAAAGCAAAACGTCTCACAGGCAACAAACAGACGCGTTACATAAAGGGTAGACTGGGGTTAGTCGTCGATGGGACAGGAAAAGACCCTGAGAAGATTGCTAATCAAGCACGTCAAGTGCAAAAGTTAGGATACCAAGCTGCGATGATTTTTGTCAATACCGATCTCGATACTGCACTCAAGCGTAACCGAATGAGAGCAAGATCTCTCCCCGATAAAGAAGTCGAATCATATTGGAAACAAGTACAACGCAATGTTGGTAAGTTTCAACGGATGTTTGGTAAAGAAAATTTTCTTGTGGTTGACAACAGTGAAGGTAAGAACTACGAGAAAGAGACACTTCGCGCATACCGTGATGTGAAGAAATTTACTGATAAAGAAGTGACACCAAAAGCGAAGAAGTGGATTGAGACAGAACGTGCCGCGATACGACAAGCAGGTCGCAAAAGGTCTTGACAACCCCTATAAGTATCTGTATAATGAGTTCTATGCGATAAGGAAATATTATGCCAGTCAATAAACAACGTTTACAAATTTTTGAGATTCTACAACAGGTATCATCAAAACGTGCAAAGAAAGATAAAATATCTATACTTCGTGAAAATGAGACCATGGCACTAAGAGACGTGTTACGTGGTACATTTGATGATGTTATACAATGGAACCTACCAGCAGGTAATGTTCCATACACCCCCGCTACAGAAGAATCACCCCCCAATACCCTTCTAAAGAAACATATGGACTTCAAATATTTTGTGAAGGGGTTGCGCGAATCCAACAGATTATCTCCCGTCCGGCGAGAGAGAATGTTTCTCGACATGTGTGAGTCGATACATCCTCGTGATGCAGATGTGATCGTTAATATGATTAACAAGAAACCGCCCATGAAGGGCATCACTAAGACACTGGTAAAGGAGGCATTTCCAGATTTAATCCTGAAATAATTTCCCACGTACAACAATAAGGAGAGAGTATGGTTGAGACTAATCAACTAGAAAGACTTAGAAAAGACTCGCGAGAGTTGGGACATTACATTCATAAATTGCACAAAAGGGGGAAAGCAGATATTGCATATAAAGTTGCGAAACGTCAGACGTTTTTAGAAACTGCAATATCACAAGCTGAAACTCGACTAAGGGGGTGATCCTTATCTGGAACTGGCCCTCTAAATGAGGGCCTTTTTCATTTGGAAACTTACATATGCCTACATACGATTTAAGAAATAAAGAAACAGGAGAGGTAAAAGAAATGATCCTCTCAATCTCCAAGAAAGAAGAGATGGTTGAATCTGGTAACTGGGAACAGGTACATACATCGGTACCGAATCTTGTAACTCATTCAGGTTCAATGCTATCAAAGACATCGGGTGATTGGAAAAATAAACTCGATCAGATCAAAAATCAGGCAGGTGGTAACACCGGATTGTCTGCCGATAAAAAACGTAAATACGGATTTGTGGACAACTCGATACATAACTAATGAAGACCAAACTACAACACATTGAGTCAATGAATATTCGTATTGACGATCTTCGTACAATTACACCTGTTACAGAATCTCAGAAAGAAGCGTACAGTGCCTGGCGTGAGGGTGATAACCTTGCGATGGTCGGGACTGCTGGCACAGGTAAAACATTTCTCGCGATGTATCTTGCACTCGAAGAGATAATGGATAAAAGCACACCCTTTGATTCCCTACGTATCATTCGTAGTGCGGTGCCTACACGCGAGGTTGGATTTCTGCCGGGTACTATTGAAGAAAAATTAAACGCATTCACTGGACCTTATCGTGCCGCCGCAGCGGATCTTTTTGAAGATGATCGCGCATACGATAAGTTAGTTCATAATAAATACATACAGTTCGAATCTACCTCGTACATTCGGGGTGTAACGTTTGATAATAGTATTGTTCTGGTGGATGAGATGCAAAATCTTAACTTCCACGAACTGGACTCTGTGATGACACGGATCGGACATTGTTCTAAAATCATTTTCTGTGGAGACTACAAGCAGTCAGATTTTAAACAACAGTCTGAGAAAAATGGAATCAATACCTTCCTTGAGATACTTGAACAACTCAAGCATTTTTCGGTAGTAGAGTTCTCGTGGGAAGATATCGTCCGCAGTGGTCTCGTGAGAGACTACATAATGACAAAGGAGTGGATGGGATTATGACAGACTTATTTGACTTTGGGTTTACCGCCGTAACGGAGGATGAACTCGAAACAGTACAAACCGCAAGACAACAGGTTGCCGCAACTGAAGAGTCGTCTGGTGAGACACAAGACCGACTGGATAGACTGTATAATGCGATTACCCCGTTGTTAAGTAATCTAAAAAGAAATCCGGAGAAGGAGTATATTCTCTGGCCAAATCGTCTTGAAAAAGTAGAACAATTTGAAGATCTATTACAATCAATCTATACAGGGGATTCTCAATGAATAGGGAAGCAGTATTTGAACAACTTAAAATTGACGAAGGAGTAGTCAATGAAATTTATTTGGACCATCTTGGGTACGCAACCTTCGGAGTGGGACATCTCGTGCTTGAGTCAGATCCCGAACACGGAGAACCAGTCGGAACACCTATCAGCGAAGAGCGAGTACGTGAGTGTTTTGACCGCGATCTCGACTTGGCTATAAGTGAGTGTGTTGCACTTTATGGACCGGACATCTGGGAAGGATTCCCCGGCGAGGTGCAGGAGATCTTAGTGAACATGATGTTCAACATGGGTCGTACACGGTTGTCCAAGTTTAAGAACTTCAACTCAGCACTTATAGAAGGTGACTGGAAAACCGCAGGGGTTGAAGGTCGCGATAGTTTATGGTATCGTCAAGTAACAAATCGTGCTGAGCGATTGATGGAAAGAATGGACAATGTCTAGTAGAAGACAGTCCCGTCGATCTGACTACATACCAATGCGTATGGAGCAACTGAAGGTCGAACGGGACAACCCACACAATTCTCCGATAGATGCAGAGTGGTACAACCGCATCATTCAGGAACTTGATTGGGCAAACATGATGGTTGGTGAGACTGATCATACAAATTGTTTTATGGAAAAGGAAGAGTAGTAAATTATGGCGAAGTATAGCCGCTTTGATCCACGTAACAAAAAGAAAAATCGTCACAAAAATCGTTACCTTGATAGGTCAAGTAAACCAGTAAAACGGGAACCCGATCAAGATGACTTAGATTTGCAACGGTATTACGAGTCGTTTCGAGTATCAAAGTAAATGAATAATTGGTTCCGCGAACCAATCTCTAAACAACCAATATTCGTCAATGAGAACTATGAAATAGATTGGCGCGGAACTTTCGGGGTTGGCGACATACTGTATGGTTTGAACAGTGCTCACGCATTGGCGCACCTTCACAACCATCCAATCAAAATGAATGTGTACTGGACGCATGGTCCCGACTACCTGTATCATTTTGAAGATCCTGAAACGATCATCGAACGAACACACTACCTACACAATCTGTATCACGATCAGAGTAGTGTGACAATCAATCACATCTATGACTCACCCACTGACCACGAGATCGAAAAACTGCGATGGAGAGGATTTGGTCACAAAGACAATCCTCAACGTGTGTTGTCTTTCGGTCACTGGCCGTTTCGAAAAGAACTGTTCCATGATGGTATACCCAACAAGGTAGTATTCTGGAGACCCACGTTCAACCGTGAGATTCCGTCCGGTGGTAAGAAATGGAAGATGACTTTCACGGTCGGAGAGTGGGAACGCATCATCATGTTTCTCGAACTCAAAGGGTACAATCTGGTTGAACTGGGGTACAGGACACCGGTGTCGGAAGCACTGTATCATATTAGGACATGTTCGTTCTGCATCTTCTACGATGGAATGTGGCAGTACCTCGCACGGAACCTCGCAAAACCTGTAATTACTTTAGGTGGTAGTTCAATTGCAAGGGTTCACAGTCCGCAGGGAGTGCACTTCTCTGAACCACACGAAGAGAAAAACCACTTTTGGGATTACCTATATAAGTTACCGAACAATGAAAAGCACCTTAACAGACGTGCAAACCAATACAAAAAACAGTTGATGGATAAAATAAATGTTTCAAATTGATCGTGCAGTGATAGAAATCAATGGGGGATGCAACTTCTCGTGTAGTATGTGTCCACAGGACATGCGTACCGGTGGCAGACACAAAGACTTTTTGCGGAAGATGACTCTTATTGAGTTTGAAGCTAATGTCGCAGACTGTGCAAAACACGGTCTCAATGTAGTCAACCTTGACGGTAGTGGAGAAGCGACACTGAATCGTAACCTACCAGAGTATATCAAGATTGTCAAGCGTTATGGCGCAAAGGCAGTTATCTTTTCAAATGGTTTTAACATGAAGGGTCAGTTCATGCGCGACTGTGTTGATGCAGGTCTTGACTTTTATCGGTTCTCATTTATTGGGTCAAATCGTGAACAATACGACAAATGGATGTACAATCGTATCGGTAGTAACTATGATATAATCATAAATAACATACGCGAAATGAAAAAATATGTGGATGAAACGCAATCCACTTGCACTGTTGCAACGTATCATCTTATTACTGACAACGATAACCTTGACGAAGAACTTGAAGAATATAAGTCTCTTGTCGAGGATTTAGGCGTCTCCACAGAAATCTGGAAGATGCACAACTGGAGCGGAGTTTACAAACCCGACTATGACAGAAACGGAAGTGTTAAAACTTGTGGTCGCCCTTTCAGTCCCGATGTCGTTATACGGGCTGGTGGTCTGGACGGTCGTTCGGGGGCAGTTGCGCCATGTTGTCAAGTCCTTGGAAGAGACGAAGAAGCAGTTCTCGGACATACAAGCGAGTCAACAATCGAAGAAATCTGGTATGGAGAAGAGTACGAACGACTGAGGGAACAACACCGAACAGGCGACTATCCCGATTTTTGTAAGGGATGTGACTTCTTACTTGATGATCCAGAGGTGTTAGTATACACTAATTTTGGTCGTGATAATTATAAGATGTACGGTACAGAATTTGATCTGGATGATTATCGCGATGTCACAACGACCTGAAGTATGGATGATTCAAATACCAACCAATCCTCGTTCAATGTATTATCGTGGACGGGTAGAAGAGTCGTGGTCTGAATATAACCTGAAATTTTTTAACGCAATCACTCCCGAAAATCCACCAAAAAATAACTACTTGACCTTCGGTAAAAAACGTGATACAATAGAGTTCACTGATACCGAAATAGCTGTATGGTATAGTCACGTTGAACTGTGGGCAAAAGCACGTACACGCCCCATAATGATTATTGAACATGATGCACTGTTAGTCGAGGATATTCCACAAAATTATTTTGAAAAGTATAAGATGATGTGTCTAGGACACACTGGTAAGAACAGAACTTTGCCAGGTCTTGCGTATTATTTAACACCAGAGATTGCCACAAAGATGGTCAATGACGTTAAAAATACTCAAGAGATAACATGGAACTCAGACGGGTCTATACATAGTTATTGTCAGAAGCATGGACTTTTTGAACCCGAACATGTCTTTCAAGTTCAGAACAAAAAGATTGGAACAACAATTGAGCACCGTAAAAAATGAAAAGATTGATATATCAAGTCTGTTTAGGAAAGGCGAAAAACTCCAAACTATATGCACATTGTATTGAAAGTGTCAAAAGGTATTGTGAAAGATACGACATCGAACATATGGTGCAAACACAACCAGTACTGAGTATTCGTCCAAATCCTTTCATGAGTAATCGTTCAGAAGAGTCGTGGAAAAAACACGGTGGGTTCCTACCTATCTACGAAAAAGAAAATGCGTTTCGTCACGAGTTCCTACACAAGTATGATCAGATTGCGATTGTCGATGCAGATATCTTTATTCGTGATGACGCACCAAATGTCTTCGAAGACTTGGACAAGGACACGGTGTTTGGAGCAGTCTGTGAACGTGAGATGCCTATCAACGAGAAGTACAAGGCAAAGATCACCAACTACTCAATTATGCAGTACAAACCGCTGCACACCGCAAGAGTCGATTTCAAGCCAAACAACCTTGGATACGAGTTCTTTAACATGGGGTTGATTCTTTTCAACACAAAGAAACTAAAACCATTTTTACGTGGACAAAATCCACAACAGTTTATTGAACGTGGTGAGTTCATAGATTTTGTGAATGGTAAGGGTGCATGGAAATGGTCGACTGACCAAACTCTGTTGAACTTCTGGATTAAGAAACACCGTATACCGATTCAACATCTAAGTTGGAAGTGGAATGGGTTGTACACCGCAAACACCAATATACCTGAGTGCAACTTCATACATTTCTTTTTAAAAGATTTACTTCCAGAACAAGGTGAAAACGTCGAAGAATTGATGAAACTGATATGAAATCTTACGAAGAAAAAACACAAAAATATGCCACGTGGGGAGACAAGTATCTTCAACACACCGATGTGTTGTACTCGATACAATACGAGGACAAGTTCAAACCAATCAAC